AGTTCCAAAAACACCTTCAATATCTGAAATAACTTCTGCAAATTTTGCCATATTAACCTCCTGTTATATCTGCTTCAATTAAGAAACCATTATTAGTAAAAGAGTTAATATTAAAAGTTTTTCCACTTACATTAATTGAATCATACAAGTTAAAATCTGTAACATCTTCTGCGTTAATTAAAAGAATATCTCTTGCAGTAGTAGTATTTAAAGGATCTTTAGGATCTTTCTTTTGTTCTACTAATACACCTTTTACAGTAACAGAAGATACATCAGAAACAGTAGTTTTACCTGTTGCAAAATTATAAGTACTTGCAGTTTTATTGGTCAAAGTGACATCTTGAGCGAGATCTTGTAAATATAAATCAAATGTTTTTTTCACTTGACTTTTAAGTAAAGATTTTAATGCCATTAGTTTGACCTAAACCATTGTGAAGAACCACCATTAATTAACAGTGGTCTAATTAAATTAGTTACTACACGAGAACGAGCTGGTGTTTCAGAATTACCGTTAAGACCATCAATAGTGATTGATCCTACTTCAACTCTATCAGGTAAACCTCCAGTATTATCTAGAAGTCCATCATTATTAATAAAATGATAAGCTTGTTCTATGCTTGCAGTTTTAATTAAACGAATTTCTAAAGGTAAATTATACAACGCTGTAGTAAAATTACTTGCAGTTGTTGTAGTTAATTCTACCCAAGTATAATCTTTTTTAAATTGTATATCACGACCTCTTTGAGGGCTATAAACAGAACCTGTTCGAGGCCATGACATTGATTGATCAGAGTCCGTAACGTACCCAGTGTAGGCAAGAGTGTCCAAGTATCTAGTTGCAGAAACTAGAGCTTGCTCTTTAAGCGTGTCATCAGCTGATTCCCACGTAGCTACATCAATACGAGATTCGAAATAAACATCCGCTTCTCCTACAGTAGCATAGCTATTGATGCCTAGCACTAAAGCCATACCTCACCTCTCAATTAAGCGTGGAAGATTGGAAGAATACCAAGGTTAAGAGCATCATACTTACGAGCATATGAACCAGAAGCAGCGTAATTTGCGTTTGTTGCAAATGCTGTAGAAGTACCAGTCCAATCGTAACCCATAGGATGAGCAACATAGCCCCAACGATACCACATATTAGTTGTACCACCACCGTTGTACTTGTTAGCATCACGATGCATTTCTACTGGCATTGGTACAGCTAGTTGTGCTAATTCAATTGCACCTGGCTTAACCATGAAAGTAGTCTTAGTTGAATCAGCTGCAACATTAGTGTCGCCTGAACGATTACCTTGATCTGCACGAGTTGCTAGCAAACGGAACTTACCACCGAAAGCAGTAGTAAACTCAAGATTGCCTTCAGTAACAGTTGTTTGATCAACAATGTTAGCAACACGAAGTTGAGTCATAACTTCTGGAGAAGTAATCATGTAAACAAAATCTGGCTCATAGTCAGCAAAACCAAGTGCTAGTGCAGTAAACAGATTTTCTGCCCGGATAGCGCCATATCCAGTACTAATGCCGCTAGCTGCCAAAAGACCTTGATCAGTATCAGTACCAAAAGCACCAGTCCCTGTGTTTACGTCTACGAAGAAGCCAATGTCATCAGTATCGTAGTCTAGTCCAAAGCTACTAAAGCCTGTTCCAATAGATGCTTCTTTAGCTGCAACACCTTTTAGGATGCTAAGAATAACATCATGCTCATCTTGAGCACGAACTTCACCAAAATCGCGAGCAATCTTTGCAAGACCGTCTTGCTGAGATACTACGCGCTGCATGTTTATTTCTTGTGCGCCATGTGTACGGACCGTCTTAGCGTAAGTTAAGAAGTCTGAAGTGTATGACTGATAAGTACCATCAGTAGCTGAAGTAACAGAAGCAACGTTTACTGTTTGTGAAGCATAAGGCTTAAAGAAACGAGTTTGTCCAATAAAAGTTTCAGTCGTAGGATCGATTTGAGCGTTAGAGCCAACGATACCTGTGCCTGAAAGTTTCTTGGCATTTGTGTACATTTCATCAGAAAACGCAGATACTGCATTCTGAATAGCAAACGAAAAGTTGCCAAGAGTTTGGTTAGAAGAAATTGCCATTTTAAAAATTCCTTAAATTTTTTAATAACCGAAAGTGTTTGAAGGCGTTTGTTTAGAAAAATGTTGTAAAAGCTCTTCAGTATTCATTTCGGTAATGGGTTTAGGTGTACTTGTATCTGCAGTTCCAGCAACATTTGACATGCCAAAACCGCTATTAACTTTTGCTTTCAGAAGAAAAGCATTATCTTCATCTTTAGTAAAATGATCTACATATTCCTTGATTGAGATACCACTCTTGTGAGTCCAACGTCCAGAATCGTCCTGGATAAGCTGACCTAGAATTCTTTCTTGAGCCATTTCTGCGGCTACCTCTGAACGGAAGTCTACGCCTCTCATTGCATCGCGCACTGCTTGATCACGAGTAAG